TTCTCATCAGCATCATAGGTTTCACCTAAAACAGTCACGGATGTTTCACCGTCTTTATAAATATGCGGCATAATCTTCTATTAAGTTAATGGTAGTGTGATTTTAAAAACTAACTCACGGGTAGTGAAATTATCATGATATTGCGTTTGTGCTTGGCCCATAAATTCAAGTGGTAAAACAAAATTACTAGGTTGCCAACGCTGTATTTTATTGATAGTTACATCTTCATAAGTTAGCGCGTTATATATATCAATTAAAAATTGATTAGCTGTATTAATTGCAGTCGATGTGTTTTCAATCGCAATAATAATACTGTAGAGTTGTTCATGATGACCGCGCGAGGTGGTTGGTGATGATTTATTTGCTTTTGTCCCCGCGTCACCAACCAAACACATGGGGAATAAATCAGCTTCTATATCGCCCGTTAAATTAATTTCAGAAACTGATTCAAGTGTTGTGAAGCCATTTACTTTTTCATTAATGCGCGTTTTTAATGCTTCATGACTAGATAAAAAATCAGTCATTGTGATAATCCGATTTTTATATTATTGATTAATTCAGCAGCATAACGTTGTTTAACCTGAGCAGTAACGTTATTAGCTACGCTGGATAAGTCACCGACTAATACTTTTTCTTGTTTAACTGGATAACGTTTTTTACCTTTTCTGCTAAAAATATCTGCAAAATTACCTTTTTTAATAATAAAGCCACCATCAAAAAAGAAATTGCCTGCCATTGCACCCGTGCCTATTTCTTGTAATTTGCCAACATGCCGCGCCGCGAATTGATTTGTTCCCAACCACGCTATGCCTTGTATGCCATTATTGGCAATTGGCTGTATTTTCATACGAGCGCGTGACCGCCGTCTAAAAACCGCTTGAGGAATGCCTGTTTTTTTAGCCGCTTCTTGTAATAAACGATTAGTTGCAAAACGGATGACACTTTTTAAAGTTGTTTGGCTAACGTTATTAATTTTTTTAGGTAAATTGGCTAATTTTGCATCAACATTTTTTGAATCAATTTTCGCTGTCATGATTAATTACTTGTTAATGTTAATGGTAAGGTTGCCCAGCCAGTGGTATCAATAAAGGGTTTAGCTTCATATTTATAACGTTTTCCTTTAATAATAAAAATACTGTCTTTTATTATTGGTAAATCAGTAATTAATTTTGAGTTAAATTCAATACTGTAACGAAATTTAGCTAAAGGTGAACCATTTAAAGAATCGTTTTGTTGATTAGCATTAAATATAGCTTTAAATTCACCAATACCTTCTAAAATAATTGTTTTACCAAAAGTATTAATAAATTCTTGGTTAATTTCATTTTCAAATTCACTATCAAAATCATTCATATTAAATACACGCATAAAAAAACCGCCGTGAGGCGGTTTATATAAATCGTTGGTTATTACTCACTTTCTTCTTTAACAGCTGTTTTTTGTAAATGACGACTATTTAATCTATTGTAATAGATATTAAAATATCCAACTACAGCACCTATAAAAACGCTAAACGCACCCGCATAGTGATTAACATAATTAATTGCGTCACCTAATATTAATAAACTTGCTGGAATAAAATAAGAAATATATTTCGTTATTTCACAAATCAATTCATAGCTATTATTGTTTGCAGGTGTGTCCATAAGATAATTAAGATTCAGCTAAAACACGCATATATGAACAAGCGTTAACGAGTTGAGGAACGGGTATAGGTGCGCTTTGTGTAAGCATTAAACGTACTGCGGGGTCTTTTTCTACCCACGTTTTAGGTGCGTAAGCCAAAGCACCATAAGCAAATTCTTCATCTTGAATTGCACCAAAAGCTTGTACACCCATGAGGTCATCTTTTGAGGCTTGAATGACGCTACCGCTTGGAAGAATTGGCTGTTCATTTTCTGATATACCCGAATACACATAGATATTAAACCCACGGATATTGCCCATGTAAGTTGCGCCATCAATGAATGCCGCGTCATTAACCATAGTCGAGTTACCACGATATAAGTTAATTTCAGCTTTCACCTCATCATTTTTTCTAAACCACTGCCAAGCATCATCGTCAAAAATCACTTCACGGACGTTTGATGACCCTGATTTTTTACGAATGTTTTTTGCATTCGCTTCTAAATCATCAAGTGGCTTAGCAGTGTTTTGACTCCATAAAGTAGTAGCTACAGCAGTCAACGCGCTATCACGTTGATAATCAACCACACGAGTAGGAAAATCATCACCTTGCAAAATGACTTTGCCTGTTCGCAAGATTTCAGCGCACATCAGTTCAATTCGCAAATCAATACTGTCTTTATCAAAAATTAGGTGCTGTTCAGTTAATTTTTGTTGCCGTTGCGCGGGTGTTAAATTGCCACCTAGCGGTTCACCTGCTAAACGTTTTAAAGGTCGGTTCGGTGAATAAGCCCGTTTTACTTTAATATAAGCAGGTTTTATTGAACTAAGCGTTGTACTTTCTTCTTTGATAATTTTTCCCGCTATTAGCGGTGAAACTAAAGGCGCGATACGCCGTTTATTGTTTATTTTATCAAATTGAATTTCTTCAGTATCAAATTCCATAACATTAGGAAAGAAGAAATTGCGTAAAAAAGTTGGCGATTTGCCAACGTAGGCATTAATAAATGCCAGCATGTAATAAGTAGAAAATGCGTCCATAGTCTTTAAATGATGGTATTAATAAGGTGAATGTCTAATAAGCGTAATTGCTCAGTTACACTTGATAAAGTATGACCCGCGCCTATTGTTACTGAATTTTTGTCAAATTCGCCTTCGGTATAAGCCACTGTGCTTATATCGCCTGTTGTTGCGTCTGTATCTTCAACTAAAATGCAGTCTGGATATTGCGAGCCGTCCGTTGCTGTGGCACTGGACAGTTTATATTTTTCAGTTAAAACCGATGTTGTAATGGTAAAAGCATCATTTAGCGCAAAGTCTGTCCCGCCGTCTGCAATAATAAAATTAATTTCATTACTAAAAGCGACACCTACATAAGCTGTTCCAATAAACCGCCCAAAAGGGTTTATAACTAAAAATTCACCGCCGTTTGTAGCTGTTTTTTTACAGACAGCACGATAAATGCCTTCTTTGGCTGTACCACTTACAGTTAATGAACCGATTGTTCCATTGCCTGTGTTGCCCGTTACAGCTGCACCTGCAATTGTGCCAGCGGTTACTGTTTTGCCTAAAACTGCTAAGCGGGTAAGATTTTGCCCAGATGCTAAAACAACGGCTTTATGTAAATATTCACACCCCAGCATTCCGTTATCGGGTTGATAAGTTGTTATTGTCATAGTTTTATACCTTGTAGTTTTGTGCGGATACGCGGGCGGCTTCCATTAACTCTTCAGGGGTGCTTACTTGTGTATCTTGATGACCTGCACCCTCTGCTTGCACTTTTGGATTTGCCACGTTTTCCATTGCCGCTTCTAACGGATTCTTTTTAGGCGGCGGGGTTTGTGTTTGCGTTTGGGTTGTTGGCATAGTTGCTAATTTAACTTTTGCTTTGTCTAAAGCCATATCCGTGTCAAAAGCGATAAAATTAGCCATTGTTTCGCGCCCTTTTGCTTCTTCACATGACATAATCGCTGAAATACGCTCACGCTCAGCGGTAACGGCGGTTGCACTGGCTGCTGTTAATTGAGAGCTTAATGACGCTTTACCCTCTTCAAAAGCTGCTTGAAAAACAGCAGGGTGTTCTGTTTTTAGCTGTATTAAATCCATTGTGTTAGTCCTAGTATTAGTAGTAAAAATCGTTTTGTTGGTTGGGTTATTCAGTTCGCTAATTAAGCCTTCAAGCGTACCAACGTGGTCGGCTAGCCCCGCTTGAATGGCTTTTTGCCCTATCAACACGCCGCCGCGTAAATCGGTCACTTGTTTGGTGTCTAAGTTTCTATTTTTGGCAACGGCATTCACAAAAACCGTTTCCATGTCATCAACCATGCGTTGAATAACCGCTTTGCCTTCGTCTGTGGCGGTATCGGGGCGTTTATCGGGCGCATTGCTTGAAACAATTTCTAGTGTCCCCTCTTCGGTTTTACCGCGTATTTGACTAACCACCCCAATGCTGCCAAGTATCGCGGTCTCATCAACGACAATTTCTTTTGCAGCCGAGGCTAGCCACATTCCACCCGATGCCGCCATTGTGCTGACATAAGCAATAATGGGTTTAGTCGATTGCGCGATTAATTTGCTCGCTTCATTGATTAACGCGCTTGAGCCGCCGGGTGTATCAAAATTGAGAATAAGTGATTTAACTTTAGGGTCGTTTTGAGCGGTAGTGATGTCTTGCATTAATTGCTCAACACTTACGCCGCCGCTAATTTCACTAAATAAGTTAGCTTTGGGGAATAACACGCCGCTAACAGGAATAACTGCGACATTGCCGCGCATTTGAACAACGCGGGTATTTTTTAATGGCTCGCCACGTTGCGCTAATACCGCTTGTAAATCATTTTCACGATTAGCAATTGCGTGAATTTCAATTAATTTATCGGGTGTAATTAGCCAAGTGTCGCCATTTAATAAATAGTTATTAATACGCTGTGTTTCTTTCATAATTTTTTTTAAGCATAAAAAAACCGCCGTGAGGCGGTTTAAATTTATGTAACGATTTCGTTACATTGCGGTTTTGTTGTTTAGCAAATGTAGCGATGTCTATACATTTGTATTTTTTGGCGTATCGGTGGATTGCAACGCATTTTGAATGACAATGGGGTCAACAGTTGTGAAACCCGCAATCACATAAGCATCATTTTCAGTTAATCCCGCCGCCTTACACATTTTTTTAGCACGCATTAACTCGTTAATGCGTTGGTCTTGTACTTCTTCAAAATCTTTGCCC